CTTTTGCTTGATCCGCTGCGCCAGCAAGGGACATTTCGTAATCAAGTGATCCACCCTCGCCAGCTTTAGTTGTCCAGCCATTGTTTGACCATTTTTCCTTTTCAATAAACCAAGCCACGGCTTGTAGATCATCTGGCCCAAGGTCTCCAATAGCTGGGGCAATATTTTTGATAATCCCGCTTTTGTTTATCTCGGCTGCTGCTTCTCTGAATACGTCTTGGCCAAACCCAAACTCACCGCTAACTTTTGGCTCAAACAAAGTGGATCCTGGCAAGTGCAAACCACCAACACCCTTTTCTGCGGGAGGAGGGATGCGGGGTAAATCTGCCAGTCTGCGCAACATGCGAGCTGCCCACACATCAATAGTGGCCTCACTTGTCAAGCCAATTAAATTGCCAGTAAAGTTAGGAGTCTTTGGCGAATCACCAGCTTTAATTCCTCGGAATAAATCTAACAAAGCACCCATGGTTGCAGGACTATTTGTATTAAACAGCTTGCCAGCATCGCTCTTGATCAGATCAAATTGTCCAGCAGAATCTAATTCGCTCAGTGTTTTTGCGTCTACGGGTTGACCTTTTGCAACTCTTGCCTCGTATGCTGCAAGTGTTTGGTCGTAATCACCGCGGCTAAATTTACTAAGAACTGTTATAGCGTTTTTAAAGTTTTGGCGCACATCTGTTTGAGCTGACGTTGTACCCAAGACATCCGCAAACACATCACCAAGGCCCCCAAACTCTGCGCGAAGTCTGTCGCGCATGGTTCGGTACCAGCTTGCTTCTGCCAGGATATCTAAAGCTGCTTTATCCCCAGCAGCTGCACGATCAACAACAGTTTGCACTTCGTCTAATACACGCGATGACATTGTGGCTTGCCATGCTTCAACTGGGACATCCTCTGGCGGCGTATGAAAATCGTAGGCAATAGCTTTTGGATCAACTTCTACTTTTACAAACTTGCCAGCCTTATCAAATTTTTGATCTACTTTGCCAATTTCAATTGGAACCCAGCCCTCTGCCTCTGGATAGTTTGACTTTAAGTTCTTTGCAAGAGTTATTGCTTCATCTCTTACTGCTTTTTTGCGACCAGCGCCAGCACTGATAATTGCGTTTTCTTGCCTATTTAATACTGGCGGCGTAAGTCCATTGGTGGCCCCGCCAACCGACTGAATACTCATACCAACAGGCAGATTTTTAGTGGCTTTAATAAGCGCTTTTGTTCCAGCAATGCCTGCCTCAATAGCTCCTGGCAATGGAGCGAGCTCGCCAAAAGCTTGGCCAACTACTGCAGTGTTTGAGCGCATGGCAGCGTCTGGCGCATTTGGTGGAATAACTGGCGGCATTGGAAGTGCCATGCCAGTGCCAGGAATTCGGAACTCGTTTTGCGCTCCGATCTGCTCGGTTGTTTGAAACAATGTCCCCTCGTTTAAACCTTTAGCAAATGCATCCAATCTGCTTTGATCTTCTGGTCTATTCCAAATAGACTTAATGCCGTTGTATAGCATCTGTATATCACCCGGCAAACCAAGCGTTTGAGTTGTGGCTCCACGCAAACCACCAGCACCAAGATCTAATATGGCTGTTGGTATGTCGGTCATAGGTCTATTTGTGCGGCCCTGTCCAGCTCCGCTGCCACCCATGGCCAGCATCACATCCCCTGGCTGTCTGCCTGGCATGGACTGATCTGGCATGTCGGGCTCAACCGGCGCATCAGGAAACTGAATAGCGGTCAGGGCAGATATATATTTTTCTTCAATTGCGCTGTAGGCCATTATGGATTTCCTTCTGCTTGGTCAAGCAGTCGCTTAATTGCTTTGATCTCATTGGCATTAAATTTCTTACTACCCTCAAGGGCAGGCAGGCTATCGCGTGTAATCTTGCCGCCAGCCTTCTTTTCCCACACAGTCTCAAGTGTGCGTTGCGCAGCCTTTGCGCCCTCAGTATTGCGGGTTGCTTCCAGCTTGGCTTCGACTTGTTGCAGCACCATGCGAGGAGTTAAGACTTTCCCATCTATAGCCGCTTGTGCTTGAATTTGCAGAGCATCAGCTCGCAAAATCCTCAGCTGTGCAAACTCTTTCCCCTTGGGGTCAAGAACAGTGACAGAGCCTGGAGTGGTGGGGATACCTGCCAACTTGGCCAAGCCACGATCAAGGTCAGCTTGATCACGCCTATCTTCTGAGTTCAGAAGCTTTAAAGCGCTAATCGCTTGCTTGCCATTAAGGCCTTTACCAACCAAGCTCCAGATCTCATGCGGGTTGTTAATAGTGCCGTTGTAGATACCATTTAACAAATTAAACTCAACGGCAGGGTTGCCTTCCTTGTTTGGCTCAAGCAAATCTTTTAACGTGCCAATGGGTACGGCACCAGCTGGCAAAGCAGTCAACTCTTTTATTAACTGATTGCGCTTGGCATTGCCTTCGGGCAGCACAAATATCTTCTCCAGCAGATCAATACTTGTTTGTTCATTCACACGCTTATCGGCTTCACGCTTTGTATTAACTGCAGAATTGCGCGCATTGACGGCCACCATAAAGTTGGCTGAAACCTTTTCTATTGAGGCATAGTCAAACAACAACAGATTCTTAACCACATCAGACATCTTGCCAACATTGCCACTTTGTATGTTCTTCAAGGTGGCCTCTGTGTCAGCCATTGCTGCATCATCTGTCAGCAAATGCTTGGTCACCGCATTGATCTTGGCGTTCTTTAAAGCAACCTCAAATTTATCGCTGTATTGTTTTTGAACTTGAACGTCACCAAGCAAAAGTGAGTTGGTTGTAATCGTTGAACGATAGACATCAGCCAGATCTTCAATACTGCGTTTTTGCTGGGTTCTTGGATCAACCCAAAAACCCTGTGACACAGCCGCCTCAAGCAAGCTTATGTTGTTGTCAAAATCAACGTCAAACTTAACCAAGCGGTTAGCCTTTTCGCGCTTCATCTCAAACTCGGCTGCCTTGGCCAGTACGGTATTACCCATGGTGGCGCTGGTAGCTCTGAATTTAAGGGATGCCTCTGGGTCAACTTGAGACAGGCTTTTGCTAAACCCGTCCATCATGGTGCTCAACTTGTTTTGTACTTGCTCAGTGTTAGTTTTTCCAAGCTCAACCTCAGTCAACATTCTTGTCATCTGGGTGCGAGCTTCCATCTCAAACATGCCTGATAGCTCAAATGAGCGAGCCTTGCGCACAGCCTGGTCGTACACACTGAACGTACCGCCTAGCTTGAGAGGCGCAACATTACCCGATTTGGCAGCTTCTAATTGCTCAGGGGTTGGCGGGTTGTCTGCCACATACTGCAGGCCAGCTTCAGTGGCCGCAGTCTTTGCAATACCAAAAAGCTGGGCACTGAGTCGGTCTAGAGTCTGGGCCACAGTACCTTGGTATTGAGCTCCAGCCTTTAAGCCCACATAATCAACTTGCGGCGTATTTACAGTTGGCAACACAGCGCCAGGAATGCCTGCCGCCTCGACTCTGCCTGATTGGATAAGTGGTAGGTCTGCCATGATTTTTTATGCAAATGGGTTTTTAACAGTTGACGCAAAGTCGAGTACGCCTTTTGACAAAGAGGCACCAGCCAACAAGCCACCGCTCTTGACATTGAAATCTCCAGCTAAGCGCAACTGGTTGGCCTGCGCTTCGGCAGCGCTCATGGTCAGGTCTGCTTGCTCTTTGGATGCCAGGATCATTGCGCCAGCGTCTTCAAAGCCCAAGATGCGAGCGGTCAAAGCATTGAGGTTTGACATGCCGACATCACGGTATACAGACTTGACGTTTGCCGCTTGGACACCTGCCGCTGACCCTTCGTTGTACACAATGCCATTGGCTGCAGCACGGGCTCGCACTGCTGCATTGGCTTGCTCTAAACCACGAAGCAATGTGTTGCCTTGAATGGTGTAATTTAAGGCCTGTCTCTCAGCCGATAAGAGTTTTCTACCGGCTTGAATTGATGCATATTTCTGGTCTTGATCTGTGCGTAGTTGTGCAAACCGCAGAGTATCAATTGCTTGTACCTCATACAAACCTTGCTGATATATAGCCGCAGTCTTTTGAGCTCCAGCAGCAGTAATTGCCGCTGCAAGCCCAAGGTATGGAGCAGCTGTATTGACGCTACTTTGAAATATGTCAAACCCAGTTTTTGCTATATCAACAAAGTCGGTGTAAGTACTGTCAGCCATTAGGTCCCCCCACTCACAGCAATCTTGTACTCAAGGCCCAACAAGGTCATCTTGAGCGGCAAGCTCTGTGAAATTTCAATGCTTGCCTCGCGGCTGTAGCCAAGCACACCATTGATGCGTTTGCTGCCGGTGAATGTGGGCTCTGGCAAGTCCAACAATAAATTGTCAAATGTGCGAAAAGGTACAGGGTTCTGATTCAATGCCAGGTGCTGGGTGTTGTCCACCAGCGCATTGATTTCAACAATTCGCCTCTTAAAGCCAATGCGACTTCCCGTCTGCAGCTTGATCTCTGAGGGCATGGTCTTGGCGTAGACCGTGAAGGGCAGGCCAACCTCGTAGCTGGTTGTGCTGGCGCGATCAAACGTCACAGAGCCACCACCGCTTACTGTCTCGTTGCCTTGGGGCACACCATCACAAATGACGTTAAGTGCCTTTGCAACATGTGGCAAGCTAGTGGCAGTGGCTGCGGCACCTCCCACAAACGCACAATCAGTGAACCGATCAAAGCTGAAGAGCTCAATAAAGTAGCGGTCTACGCTGTTAAACGTGCGCTTGATCACCGCATAGATGTCAGTCACATCGACGCTCACATCTTTAAACAGCCCATCGGTTATGAACTCTGATGGCGCTGTAATCTGCTGAGATCTCATAATGGAGAACGCAGCCATTGTGCCGTCTGTATCGTTAACCATTAACAGCAGGTCCCCCTCATCGGTGCTGTTAGCTCGGCGCAAAGCCATCCTGGTTGGAGCCTTGAGCAAGTGGCCAGACAGCAAAGAGATGCGCTGCGTCACATAGGTCAGCTGGGTGTCTGAGAACAGGAACTCGTTGATTGACTTGCCTTGGCGCTGGATGTAGACCGTGCCTGATTCAAGTGACTGAACCCTTGTACCAGGCTTAATGCCATTACGGCTCACGCCCTTAAACGTCAAGGTCAGCGGTGTGATCGGGTCAGTGCCTGACTGGGGCACATAGAACTCAGCGCCCGTTGTAAACACTTGCAAGTCACGCCCAGAGATCATGTCTACGATCACATTAAGTGAGCTGGTGTCTAGGGTTGCCTCAACAGCGTCATCATCAAATGCCTCTGTCGGCATGAACTCATCAAAGATGCCGATCTTGCTGCCCCAGATGGTGGATGGGCGGGACTTGGAGCCACCAAAGTACAGACGGCCCTCATGGAAAGTCACTGTGCGTGGCCAACCCTTGCCGCTGCTCCACACATCTTCGTAGCCGGACTCAATCTCCCAGCTGCCTTGTGCAATGGCACTGGTGTCAAAGAACGGGTATTCGGTCACTACCTTCACAACAGTGGTTGAGATGTATTGAATGACTCTGGCGCGGCCCTGTGGGCTTGCATTGACGTACTGGCCCACACTGCCTGCGCTGAACGCAGCGCTTCCAGAGGTCAGTGTGATATTTCCAGCAACAGCACTTGGCGTTAAGGTGCCAGCAGTTGGGACTGTTGTTACCAGGGTAAACGCATATTTAGGGATGTTGGAAAAAGTGACGGTGCTGATGGTCCAAGTTGCATCTGTGCCGCCCCGCACAAGCTTGACAGGGGCCAAGTCAGGGTGGACGATAAACATGGTGTCTGCAGACTGAGTCCAGTTGAGCTGGCTCAGCATTGCGCTTGTGATCGTGGTGGTCAGATATGCATTGGCACCAGCGTTGATGGCTGTTATTTGTACGCCGTCTTTGATTACATACATACGGTTGTGTGTGAAGCACAGCATGTAGCTGTCGTCCACAGAGAACTCAAACGGCACCAAACGCACACCATTGCTGGCACTCTCGGTGCTGGTGTTTGGCAGCTCAATGATGTGCTTTAGTCCTGGTCGGCGGCGTATCCCGCCCTGTGGCTGCACCACTACATTGGTGGCTTTGGCTAGGGCGTTGTTGTATTGAGCCAAATCAATGCGAGCCCTCAACAAGGGGTCAAGCTCACCCGTGCTGAAGTTCGTTTGGATGTCAACAAAGCGTGGCATCAGCCCCTCACTGCAATCAAACTGAAGTCTTCAATTACGCGGGTTGGTGTACCTTGGCCATCTATATTCATCGCTGTACGCATGTATCCACCACGGCCATTTTCAGTTGGTCCACCCACAGCGACACCTTGCCAGTATTGGGCACGGTCTGCTTGTTCGGTTATTGGCAAAGCTAGGTGCCAAGACATCATGTATTTAAGGAGCTGCACAAAGTATTGCGGCATTGCAAACTCACCCAAGCTGTACTGGTAGTCCAGGTAAACAGCAGGCAGGTTTGTCAGTAGCTTGTCTTCTTGGATTTCCCAGTCTTTGTTGGGGTAGGCGTTTTGCGCTGAGGTTGCATAGGCAGCTCTTACGGTGCCAAGCCTGTCGCCTGGCAGCTGATATTCGTAGCGCCAGACAGAATTTGGAGTGGTGATCAGCTGAGCCAGCTGCACCTTCTTTGTATTGAATGTCCACGGGTAGGTAGTCAATACTGAATCGCGAATATCGGGGTACAGGCGGTCACATACGCTGGCCGCATCAGTGCCATCATTAAAAGATGTGATGGCTTTGGCACCCAGCATCAACAGGGCATCAGAACAGATTGAAACTCCAGTATCGCCAGAAGCCATGATTACCTCTCAATGTGAGAAAGGCCAGCCCCCGAATGCTCAGTGGCTGGCCCAACTTTATCGATGCTGATTAATCAGTATCGGTTGCAGTAACTGTCACGCCGTCAGTGATGTCAACCACAGTACCTGTGTTTGAATTCACATAAGCTGTGGACATAACAGGTGTGCCACCAGTTGCCGAGTAGCAGAAAATCAGATCACCAACCTTGAGGATGGATGCAATCGTATTGAAATACCCAGAAGCGCGAATCACACTTTGTGCGTCAGTGCTTGTGTAGGTATAAATAGCGGGTGCATTGCCAGCCTTAGATTGACCACCAATTGCGTTAAAGCCAGTAGATGAATAAGCCATGTCAATCTCCTTGATTAAGTTTCACGGCAGGTGATCTTGACGATACCTTCATCGTCAATCGCAACAGCGCCAGCACTGAAGACTTCGTTCACCAACCAAGAGGTTTTCTCAGCGATGTAGTTGATCTCAGTTCTCATGGCAATGCCTTCACCGTAGCCAACTGCATCTTTGTGGAATGCAAAGCAGCTGCGATCAAGTGAGCCGTCGATAGCCAGGCCGCCCTCAGAGCGATCTCCCATCATATGGAACTGAAAGCCTAAGAAACTGTTTAACTCGCCTTGCACCAACGCTTTGACGCTGTTGAAGTCGGAGCTGGTCACGCTGGTTTCGGACAACAAGTTGGCCAAGCCATTGCCGTGAATGATGATGTGGCGACCATCAGGTGGCACATTGTTCTTGTCCATCAAGCGCTTAACTTCACGCAACTTTGTGATGTTCATGTTGGTGTTTGCACCACCAATGCTGTTGGCAACTGTCAAGCTGGTGCTTGAAGCAGTAAGCGCATCCAAGATCATTTGATCTTGACGACGACCCATAGCGCCAGCTACGACTTGCACCAGCTCTTGGCGCTCGTCGAAGTTGACCTTGGCTTGAGAAAAGATGTCGCTGTACTCTGCTGCGTTGTAGTCAGCAAGAGTCAAAGTGACTGTGCCAAAAGTAACATTCAGAGGGGTGACATCGGTTTGGGGGACGCGAATAGTCGCAACACCCTTACCAACTTTGGGAAACTTAACAGTTGAACCTTCTACTCCACGACGCTGGCGAACCGCCGGAACCAACATTGCCTTACCTTGGTAGGCTTGTTTGACTTCCGCGTCGAAGAGAGTAACGAAGGCATTGCTTAAAGAAATGCTCATTTGGATACCTCATTCGGTTATGAAAAGACAGGGTTCTCGCGCCGGTAAGCCTGTAATTCAGGGCCGATTGCTTGCTGGTAGCGCCAGCCAATCGTCAGCATCCGCTGCGGTTAGGGGCCAGTTGCCTGGTATGCCTTAATCGCGATTGTATTGGTTTTTGTACAAAATGCAAATGGATCGTTTAAATAAAAAAGACCCAGCCGAAACTGGGTCAAATGGCAACAAAATTAAACTGCTAAAAAACAACTAGGCAATATGCTGATTAAACATCCGCTCAACCTTTTGGCGATAAGCGGTATCAGTTTTGTACTTTGGATCGCTGACCATTTGGTAAAGCTCTTCCTTAGATGGAGCACCTTCCATCGGTGAAACCTCAATTGGCACCCGGCCTTCATAAGCAGAGCGCACTTTCATTAAAGCGCCTAGTCCACGGGCTGTGCCGCCCATAATCTTGAACTCTTCAAAGTCGTCTTTGCTCCAAACACCCTTGTTAACCAGACCTCTTGCCCAGTCCACCATACCGTTGACCACAGCATTGGCATTGGGGCCAAGAGACTTCATCTCAGCCTGCGTGTCTATAGGTGGGCCTGCCATTACATCAGCCATTTGATTGACGTTTTGCGCCAACTCATCAAAAGCTACCTGGCTGATACCGTACTTTTGAGCCCAGTCAACATACGTTTTGGCAAGCGAGTCATTGTCAACGTCTTGGGTTTTGAACACGCTAGTGTCGTACTTGCCGCCCTCTGGGGCCTTGTGCTTGCCTTGGCTAACCACTTTGCGCAAGTCGGTATAGGACTTGGCCATGGCTTCCATGTTGGCCTCACCCTTGTCTTGGTTCCAAAAATTCTCTGGCAACCAGTCAGGGCGCACTTGAGGTGTGCCAGGAATACCTGGCGCAACGTCACTTGCTGTGGTCGTTTTGTGGTTAATTTCGACAGCTTGTGGATTCTCTGTCTTGCTTTCGTCTGCGACCTGGACGCTGTCGAGTAGGCCGGTGCTGGGCTCAACATTGGTTTCGGTATCTTGAGTCATATTTTCCTTGCTTGATTAATCCGCGCCTCGATGTCCCGAACCACGTTTCTCTGCCCTTCAGCAAAGAAAGCATGGGCCGGGTCTGTGCCAGGCACGGCGATGGGCACATTTACATAAACGGCGCGAAACCACTCAAGGAGCTTCTGGCCGTCCTCGGTACCAAACACGCGAAGACACAGCCTGGCTAAGTCATCACGCTGCTGAGCAACCTCGCGGATATCTGTGGGCTGACCAATTGCGTCTAACTCATCCCAGCTCATTTAATTGGAGCCTCAACAATTTCATCTGGCCCAGCAAATGGAGACATGTTTGACTTGATGCGTGTATTTGCATGCTCATATGCTTTGTCCATAATGGAAGGCGGCATTTTGCTAAAAAAGCTTTTGCCTTTTATGTCTGTATTTAAAAGGTAATTCAACTCTTTTCTATTAAGAGTTGGGACTATCAAAGGGATATCCATTTGCTTGCCATTCATTCCAACACCTACCGATATTTCTGTAGATATATTCCCATCCGCACGTTTGAGCTCCCCAAAAAAGCCCATGCCTTTTGGCGATCCATCTGGTCTATTTCCATAATCCATCACATTGCTCCCATTGGTGCTGGCAGGGCTGGCTGACCAGGCTGGCCAGGCTGACCAGGTGGCGCCATACCTTGCTGCTGCATGGCCATCTGAGCCGCCATAGCTTGAGCGTCTTGGGCTTGTTTTTGTTCAATTGAAAAGACTCGCTCAGCTGCACTGTTTCTTAGGGCTGCAGGCACCCCAAGCTTGTCGCCCAAGTAGTCAATCATTTCGCCGTACTTGACGGCCACCTGGCCCTCAACACCCATTTCTTTTGTGAGCTGGGCAAACTGCAGCGCAGCGTTGACTTCGTCCATGGCCTGCGCATTGGCAAGCGGTGAAGTGGGGGAGACTTTGACCTCAAGACCATTAACCCGCAGCGGCAGATCAATCAGGCCACGCTCATCCATGACTTCCAAGATCTTGGTGACCACAGGGATCATGGTTTCGTTGATCAAGCGACCAAAGGCAGAGCCCAAATTCTGAGACAGCTCCTTCATGCGCTCAACAATCTCAGTGGCAGATCGGGCTGACATGTTCTCTGGGGGCAGGGATTCGTCTAGCAAGATCCGCTTGACGTTGCCGCGCAAGTCGTTGATCACCAGCTGCGACACGTTGAAGTCGCCAGAGCGGGGCAGGGCCATGAGCGATGGTCCTTGTGGTCCACCATTTCGCGCTACAGGGATGATGCCGCCAGGCACAATCTTGACCGTGTTGGGGTTTAGTACGCCATCATCAGCTGCGGTGTACACGCCAGAGACTGCAAGAGAAGCGTTCTTGAGCAACAGCTCAATGGTCTTGTTTAGCGTCTTGATGTCGGGCAGGGCGGTCATCAATGGGCCACGGCCATAGATCTCACCGGCCACCTTCATGTAGCGAGAGATCACCCACGGTGAAACTTTGCGTCTGCGGTAGACCAGCTCGGCCTTGCTGTGCTTGTCAATAACGTGATAGCAGTAGTCGCCACGGTTTGCGTCATAGATGGATGCCTCAAGCAACTCAATGTCATCGGTTGGCTTGTCAGCAATGCGGCGCTGCATGTCTGGTGGTATTTCGGCATCTGGCCATTGGCGCTGGATGCTTTCGCCTTTTAAGCGCATGCGCCTGTAGACGTTGTCCACCTGGCCATTTGCGCCTTCTTCGTAGCTCACCAGGAACAGCGGCACTGGGATGAAGTTAATTGGGTTTACATCATCGCCAGGCTGGACCATCAAAGCGGCGGTGCCGACAGCCAAGTCAAGTAAGAACTCGCCCATTGCAATGTCAAAGTTTGATTGACGCAATATGGCAAACATCTTCTCGTTGTAAAGCTCAAGGATGGCTTGGGCCTGTGGCTTGCGATCTGTCGGGATGTCAAGACCAGGTTCCAAGCGGCACCAGCGGCGCTGCGGTGGGAAGACCACAGACTGCAACCTGTTGGCAAAGCGCTGTGTGCTGTTGATGGCTGTTGAGTCAAAGACACGCTGCATCTTCTTTGAGCCAACTGAGCCACCTTCCCAGACCCCATAGAGCTGGCGCTGGGGTAGAGCGAATTCATAGGCATCCTGGTACAGCTGCTGAAACTCATCCTTCTTCGTCTGAGCGAGCGCTTGACGTTTAAGAATTTGCTCTGGTGTTAAGCGCATGCCGCCGCTCTGGTTTGTACCGTACTCCATCACCCTACTCCTAGTGTTTGAGTTGCAGCAAGGCCACCATCAAAGCCGCCTAAATTACCAGCGCCGCCAAGTGTTGGTGGGCCAGTTTCAGCAACACGGTATCCAGAGAGCATTGAGCGGTCTGCTGAAAAGCGACCAGCTTTGCGTTGCCCAGCAATCTTTGCTGAAGAGGTTCGCTGAGCTGATTCAATTTCTGACTTTGCTTTAGCCGCTGTTTCAACAGTTAAGCGTTGTGTCTCTGCTATTTGTTTAGCTATCTCTGCTTGCGCTATGTCTGCTTCTCTTTGAGCTTGAGCGGCTTGAGCTTGAATTGCGAGCTCTTGGGCACGATAGGCAGCAGCCTGTTCAGCTATTTTTTGTTGTTCAGATGCAAGCATGGCTGCAATTTCTGCTTGGGCTTTTGCAAAGTTATCAGCGTCTGCTTTTGTTTGAGCATTAATTTGCGCTTGAAACTCTGCGTTTAAGCGAGCCTGCTCTGCTTTAAATGCGTTATCAGTAGCAGCTTGTTGGGCGGCAAACTCTTCATCTGTCATTTCATGCCCCCAGCATAGTTTTCATCTTTGTTTCATCAACGCCAGATGGAATGCCAAGCTCTGGATTCATCCTGGCAGAAGACAATAAGGAGCGTTTACCGGCTCTACGTCTAGCGGTCATTTGAGCTGACTCACGCTCTGCAATCTTGCGGCGTTCTGCGTCCAGTGCAGCGGCCTGATCTTTGGCCTGCTTCTCCATTGAAAGCTTTTGCTCTTCATATTGCTTTTGCTGTTGATACAGCTGCGCTTTAGCGGCATCGGCTGATGCGGTTTGTTGCACGGTTAGGTTTCTAAGCATTTCTGCTTGCTGGGCGGCAGTAAGACGGGCCTGCTCTAAGCTAGTTGTTAGGCCAGCTTTTTGCGCATCAATCTGGTCTTGTGTTGATTTGCTCTGCTGATTAATAATTTCAGTTTGTTGTGCGCGGGTTAGCTTAGCTTGCTCGGCTGCGGCATCACGGCCTTTCTGTGCTTCTATCGTTGCAGCATCACGGGCTTGCTGAGCCTGTGCTGCTGCCGCATCACGGGCTAATTGAGCTTGCTGAATAGCTGTTGCCTGGGCTTCTGCAGCCTGCGTTTTGGCTTGATCTTGAGCGTCTGCGATTGCTCTAGTAGCGTCAACAGTAGCGCCAATCTTTGCGCCTGTTACAGCAGCAGCTGCAGCAGAGGCCCCCCCTGTTAAGTATCCAATTGTTGCGCCAATAATTGTTCCAGCAAATTTCTTTAAGAACCCAAACTCAGGCTGGCCAGTCTCTGGGTTGATGCTGTTCTCTTTGTGGCCAACAATGTACTGATCTGTTGAGACACCGTTGCTTTTAAACTTGGCATCAATCAGTGCGCGGATTTGCGGATCACTGGCAAACTCTTTTGGAAGTACAAGCTCGCCACCCGTCATGTGCGCTAGATAGGTGTCCCCTTTTCGGCCCTTATCGGCAGCTTTATTGAGGTGCTCCTTCATCATCATTCGGTCTTTACGCGCCATGGCAAACTCCCATTAACAAATTTCATTAGATTCTATTGAGTTTTGTACATTAGTCAATGCTGATAGCACTTTGATAGCTCAACTGAATATGTCGAACTCCAAGCTGGCAACTGTTTGTGATTGAGGTCTGCCGCCAAGCTGGTGGTTCCTGGTCATCCTGTTGTACTCACCCCCGCCCAGCATCAGATATCCGAATGAGTCACCAATGTGTGAGTGCTCATTCTTGTTTGGCGCATCCCTAAAGCGCTCCTGTCCTGCTCCAACAGCTACACGTTTAAAGTGATATCCACCTGCAAGCGCTTTGCGCAGCAGCTTGCAATCACGGTTGACTATCAAGCCAGGCAGGCCAGCAATTAAGCGTTGCATGGGGGCGGCAGAGGCCTCACGGCGCACCTTGAAGTCATTGCTGGCAGTAGGTTGTGCCCTCAAGCCCAGCGTTTTCAAGTAATCA